CTTCAGTGTCGTTCATTAAAATAATGTGTAAGTTTAATGGGCGAGGATGAAAGTTCAGGTCGCCACGAATACACTATATAGTTTTAACTATTTTTAATTGTCCTGTTACTGGATCAAGTACAGTTTGATGTCCAGATTCACTTAAACGTTTAATATTATTAGATGCATCAGCTTTTATTATACCCATTACAGGTACTAATTGACCATCATCTCCTAACACAAAACCTCCTGTATAATCAGTCTTATGTCCTGAATCTCTTAGTCGTCTTATATTATTAGCAGGTGCTTTAGCCATTGCATCTCTTAGTAGTTGGATTCTTAATGAATCAGGTATTCCTCTCAAGGAACCTCCTTGTTTATCATAAGACCCACCTTTTGTAAACGGTTTTAGTCTGTCTCTTATTTGTCTAGAACTGGCTGATGCTTGTGGACCTATCTGTAGGGGTTGTTTTATCTTTGTCTCATTCATAGGTAAAACACCTCTTCTTGTACCTTTAATAACTGGACCCATCGGTTTAAAGTTAGGTAGCTGCGGTCCTGCAGATATTTTCCATCCACTCCCTACTTCACCTTCACCATAATCATCATCATTAAGTAAAGGTTTCTTTCCTGTTCTTCTGATATTATTAGCAGGGTCAATCATCATAGCTTTGAGAAATTCAAAGAATCTTTGACCATCCTTTTCTGTACCAAATACAGCCTCACCTCTACCCGGATTAGTTACTGGTGGTTTATACTTTTGACCTGGTGAGCCACCTTGTCCAGTAGCACCAGAGATCATTAGATCTTTTAGTATCTTATTTTCTTGTTGAACCCTATGTTTCTCTTGTTCCCATCCTTGTATTGCCATGATTAAAAGTTTACATTGGATCGTTCGAGCTTCTTCATTATCTTCTGACGGAATGCTGGGTCTCTATCGTATCGAGGATCACTCATAGCCTCTACAACTTCTGCTTGGCTTTGGAACTGATCTGCTGTTGCTTTAGGAGCAGTACCTGTTACCATCTTACCATCATAACCTAGTGCATCTTGATACCTATAAGACAAAGAACGTACTGCAAAGAAAGCTGCAAGTGGATCTCCTCTATCCATTACTGTATCAAACATCTTTACTTCTTGAGGTGTTAAATTATCTACTGCCCATTGCAGCATCTCACCGTATTTCTGCTCACCTCCAGCTACATTCTTTAGCTCTACAACTTGTTTTTCAGTTATTTTAGGAGCATATTTTGCTTCCATTTCATCTCTGAATTTAAGATGCATGTCTGCTAGATCAACAGGACTCATCTTTTGTAAAGCATCTATAGTTTCTTTAGAATAAGATTCTTTTGAATTAGCTTCTTCCCATAGTGTATCTAAGATTCCACTTTCTTTAATATCTTTCTTAGTTTTTTCCTCTTTTTCTCCACCTTCTTTTGACTCCACTTGTTCACTATCTGTGGAGTCCCCAGCTTCCGAGCTATCTCCAGAACCTTTGTCTCCAAGTTTCTTTTGAAGTTCGACATAAGCTTTTTCTAATTCTTGTGCATCTTTATATTTACCAGCAAGGAGTTGTTCTTGCTGTTCTATCATTGCTTCTCCTACCTGTAGAGAATCCTGCTCATCAGCATTAAGATTACCTACGCTAGTAGTTTCTGTTGTGTTTTCAAATGTTAATGTTTCTGCCATTATTCTTCAGGTGGTACTCCGTATTGATCTTGTGCTTGTTGTTCTAGCTGTGCTGCTAGTGCAGGATTCTTAGATGGATCTCGTATTGGAGCTTTAGCCATGTTAGGTGCTTGCTTTACTTGTTCCATTTGTACTGCTTGCTGCATTTGTTGTTGTTTCTCTTGTTGTAATTCTTGCATACTCTTAACAAGATTTAAAACATCAATACCTTGAGCAGCAGCTAATCTCTTAATTAGTTCTTCAGGATTAATGTATTGTTGTATAGCTTCTGGACCCATTGTCTGAGCAAGGGTAGTTAAGAAGTTACCTAATGCTTGTACATCTTGACCACGACCAAGAGAATTAATACCAGCTACAATGATTGGTTTAACCATTCCTTTAGGTATCTTAGGGATCTCTCCAGTCTTCTGGAATACACTAAGCTTTCTGTTTAAATATGGTACTAAGAATTCAATAGTTAGTAGTCCAAATAATCCACCGAGTTGTTGTTCCAACTCCATCTGAGTCATCTGTACTTCTTGAGCAGTAGTTCTTTCACTATCTCTTACACTAAGTATAAGGAAAGCTTCATTCAACCTAGCTTCTAACTGTGCCATTAATTGATAAGCAGTCTGGAAGTCGGCTGTCTTACCTACTTGTATTACACCTATGTCATCTGGTCTACCTTGTACAATAGCTCCATTGCCTGCAGAAGCCAGTGTCTGAGGTTTAGTGGTGCTTGAAGGTGATACAACGAAAACAACTTTTGCAGCTGCTGCAGAGCCTTCTACGAGTGCCTGAGAGAGTGCTTCAAGGGACTTAAGATCCCCAATGAATTGACCTACTCTTCCTCTACCATAAGCTTCTCCATCTACTGTATTAAATCTAAGTGGTAGCCAAGGTGTAGTTTCGATAGGAGACTTACCTTTACTTTGTGGTAACTCATGATCAAATACTTCTTGATGCCATATAAATCTATTATTATCTCTAGTTACATGAGTGTATATATCACACTCTTCATTATTATCATTAGTTTCCTCAACTGAACTGTCTGGTACATCTGGATATAGTATCTCTTCAGGTAGTTGATTCTCTATTAATTTTTTGTTAATTTTTTCTTTTGTGACTATTTCAATCACGTTGCCGTTGCCGTCTCGTTCTATCACATAGCGGTTTAACGGAAATAATTTCAGACCTTCTCTACCCATAAAGATAAGAGCATTACCACCTACAACTAGGTGCTGTAATGCTTGGTGTATTGTTACACGATCATCTGATGCTGCTATAGCATCAAGTATGGTACGCTCTATCTTTGCAAAAGATAAATCTAGTTCTGATTTTACTCCTGGTGGAAACTCTTGTCCTAATTGTGACTCATCTAATTGTAACTTAAAGAAACTAGTTTGTGGTGGTACAAGACTAAGTGATAATTTACTTGCTAGAGCTACAACTCCTTTAGCACCAACTGATTGCCAAGGAGTTTGTAGTTGTTTCATACCTTTAGAATCTTCTTCGTGTCCTCTAATTAGATATGGTAGGGTGAGCTTCGATGCGTCTTCCGCTTCTGATAAAAACTGGGAACGATCACTGGATAAATAATCATACCTAGATTTTGCTGTCATTTTTCTATGCTAAATTTAGTGATGCTGTCGTTAATCCTGAACCCGGTGTATCTCTATTGAAAAACCTTGTTCCTTGTCTTCTTGGGAAATATCCAGGTAACTCATTTTGTGTTCTAACACCTCTAACTGAGGTATTTCTTGGTCTCTCGCCATAAGCTGCTGCTGCATAAAGATCATCGAAGCCTTGCTGAGAAGTATTATATAAATCAGATAGTTCTGCATTCTGCAGTGTCATATCATCAAGAGACATTTGCAGATCCCTAATCCTTGCTTCATAACCACTTGTATCAGCAGGTACTTCAACTTCCCGATCTACATACTCTATTGTTGGGTTAGCTATCATGTCAGCAATAGTATCTTGTAAAGATTCAATTTTATTTCGATTCCATGTTTCTATGTCTACCCAATCCTCTCTTATGATATTATTCTCATCATATATATCACTATAAGAAGCGACTGATCCACGGTTTACACCACCACCTCTGTCAACAGAAGCAAGTGCAGCTAAACTATGTCTAGCGTGGTTAGGGTTCTCATTTATAAAGTCTACTGTATTATCTTCAAAACCTAAATCTGTACGCTCTTGACTATTTAATAAATGCTGCTTAATTGTTCTTAAAGCTAGATCAGGTGAATGCCCAGCTTCAAGTAAAGATTCATACTGTTGAGTCCAATAAGTTCTACCACCAGAATCTACATCTCTACCAAATATCATTTGATAAAGATTATTTATATCGAAAGTCATTTAACTATCCTCATTAAGTTTGGTTTGTATCCACTCTACGACAGAGCGTTGTCCTGATTTGTACATAATTGCTCCTATATCTTCTTTAGGATGCGGGTTAACGGGTGGGAATTTTTCCTCCAATTCTTG